TGGATATATAGAAACTAATCTTGCTGGAGAATATGACAGAGATTCAGACTATGCAATCTCCATGTTCATTAGTGGATCTAATACTGGTGCCGACAATCAATTAATAATTACAAAAGCGACTAGCTCTATAACTCCACAATATCCATTTAGAATTGAATTAAGCGGAAGCAATCAAATTGAATTTAGCGCACAAGGATCTCCAATATTCAGATCAATGATAACTAGTTCAGCAGATGTCTCATCGTCATGGACTCACGTTGTTTGTCAAAAAACTGGTAGTTCGATTCAAATGTATGTCGATGGTACACTTCATGCATCAGAAACAAATTCATTGTTTAATAATAGTAATCATCCACTTAGTGCTAGTTCTAGAATTGATAATTTAGAAAATCTAAGTATTGGTGGATATGGTGTTGCTGATTCTAATTTGCAAGGACAATTAGATGAAATTCGAATATACAATAAAGCATTAACAGCAACAGAGGTTGGATATTTAGCAGATCGAACTGAAGGCGGTACATTTTCACAAACACCAGTAGTTGGTAATATTTTTGAAAAACAAGGTTTAGGAATAATATCTACAATAGATTATCGATATCAAAACATATTAAATTATCCGTTTACTGCTTCATATAAAAGCACAGTAACAATTCATGAATTAGGCGTAACTGCAAAATTAGATCAAGGTGATTTTAATATGTCTACCAATGTTACGTTAACTAAAGATGATAATCAAACATATCGCGGATTTGTTTCTGGTAGCGATTTTTCTCCATATATAACAAGTATTGGATTGTATAACGCAGAAGGACAATTATTAGCAATTGGTAAATTAGCACAACCAATTAAAAAAAGAAATGACGTTGATGTTAATTTCTTGATACGAATCGATTTAGACAAGAACATAATAAAATGATACGATTAAAAAACATATTATTAGAATTAAAAGATGAAGATATACAAAGATTATTAAGTAAAATTAATAACAATGAATATCGATTCTTCGATCAAGGTGATAATGGCCGAGTCTATGAAATTGACGGTGAAGACAAACTTTTCAAAATAACTAATGAATCTGATGAGTTTGATGTTGCTACGGTTATTGTGGGACGTGCAAGTGAATTCAGCACATTTATACCAATATATTATGTTGATGATGTTAAACAATTATACATAATGTCTAAAGCTAGCTCATTAAATAATAATGATGTAAATAATATTGACTTGTTCATGAATTCATATAAAGAGTATGCTCGTGAAATAGGAGGTGAAGCTTCAGTGTTTGATTATATTAATGCAGACGGCGCACGAGACGTAGACCCCGAATTAATATCCTTTTTACGAGCGTTACAACGAGATATTAATAAAATGGGTATAATGGACCTAGATCTAGATTTAGACTTTAAAACCGATAATATAATGCGTTGGCAGGGTCGCTTAGTTTTAATAGATTGGTAAATTATACAAAAACATATTTATATAAAATGGAT